GAAATTTTCTCGGGGGAGCTTTGGATTATTATGTCATCAGCTGTCCTTTTCAGGTGCGATAGTCGTAAGCGAAAGCTTCTCGCCGTCGCTGTCAACCTTGATAGTAGTAAAGGGGTCAAGGTCGTTTGCGATCATAGTGCGGGCGATAAGAGTTTCAAGCTTGCTCTGGATATATCTCTTAAGGGGACGTGCGCCGTAAATGGGGTCATAGCCCTCCTTAGCGATAAATTCCTTAGCTTCGTCAGTGACTTCAAGCTCAAGCTGCTTGTCCTCCAGACGCTTTCTCAGACCGTCCAGCATAAGGTCGATGATAGGATATATCTCCTTCTTGGAAAGGGGCTTGTAGAATACTATCTCGTCCAGACGGTTCAGGAACTCGGGACGGAAGTGAGTTTTCAGAAGCTTATCAACCTGAGCTCTTGCCTCGGGAGTTATCTCGTTGTTCTCGTCAATACCTTCAAGGATATACTCGGAGCCAAGGTTGGAGGTCAGTATGATTATGGTGTTCTTGAAATCTACCGTTCTGCCCTGAGAGTCGGTGATACGGCCGTCATCAAGTACCTGGAGCAGAATGTTGAATACATCGGGGTGAGCCTTCTCGACCTCATCGAAGAGGACTACGGAGTAAGGCTTGCGGCGAACAGCCTCAGTCAGCTGACCGCCCTCCTCATAACCAACATATCCCGGAGGCGCTCCGATAAGACGGCTCACGGAGTGTTTCTCCATGTACTCGGTCATGTCGATACGGACAATGTTCTTTTCATCGTCAAACAGTGCCTGTGCCAGAGCCTTTGCAAGCTCGGTCTTACCAACACCTGTAGGACCCATGAAGAGGAAGGAACCGATAGGACGGTTGGGGTCCTGTATTCCCGCTCTTGAACGGAGTATTGCCTCGCTGACCTTTTGAACAGCCTCGTCCTGACCGATAACTCTCTTGTGGAGAACCTCGTCCAGATGCAGCAGCTTCTCACGCTCGCCCTCCATAAGCTTGGATACGGGTATGCCTGTCCATCTGCCAACTATCTTGGCGATCTCTTCATCTGTTACCTTGTCACGGAGCAGAGTATGCTTCTCATAGTCATCAGCAGCAGCCTCAGCCTCTTCCAGCTCTTTTTTCAGAGCAGGGAGCTTGCCGTACTTCAGCTCGGCAGCCTTGTTAAGGTCGTAGCTGCGCTCAGCTTTGGCAATGTCGGCGTTGGTGTGCTCAATGTCCTCACGGAGCTTCTGGAGACGGGAGATAGAGTTTTTCTCGTTTTCCCAGCGTGTTTTCATGGAGTTAAACTCGTCACGCAGCTCGGAAAGCTCTTTTCTTACCTCTGCCAGCTTCTCTTGAGATATCTTGTCCTCTTCCTTTTTGAGGGCAGTTTCGGCGATCTCCTTCTGCATGATCTTTCTTGCGATATCATCAAGCTCGGTAGGCATGGAGTTCATTTCCGTGCGGATGGTAGCGCAGGCTTCATCAACAAGGTCGATAGCCTTATCGGGGAGAAATCTGTCGGTAATGTAACGGTTTGAAAGAACAGCGGCGGTGATAAGTGCGCTGTCCTGAATTTTTACGCCGTGGAACACCTCGTAACGCTCTTTAAGTCCACGGAGGATAGAAATGGTATCCTCAACGGTAGGCTCATCAACACGCACGGGCTGGAAACGTCTTTCAAGCGCAGGATCCTTTTCGATGTACTGACGGTACTCGTTAAGAGTGGTCGCACCGATGCAGTGAAGCTCGCCTCTTGCAAGCATAGGCTTTAAGAGGTTGCCTGCGTCCATAGCGCCGTCGGTCTTGCCGGCGCCGACAATGGTGTGCAGCTCATCAATGAAGAGGATTATCTTGCCTTCGGACTTTTTAACTTCGTTCAGAACGGCTTTCAGACGCTCCTCAAATTCGCCCCTGAACTTAGCGCCCGAAATAAGAGCACCCATATCAAGGGAGAAGAGCTTTCTGTCCTTTAAGTTGTCGGGAACATCTCCACGGACGATACGCTGTGCCAGACCCTCTGCAATGGCAGTTTTACCGACACCGGGTTCACCGATAAGAACGGGGTTGTTCTTGGACTTACGGGACAGGATACGGATAGTGTTTCTTATCTCGCTGTCACGGCCGATAACAGGGTCAAGCTTGTTCTGACGGGCAAGCTCCACAAGGTCCTGACCGTACTTTTTAAGCACATCATAGGTGTCCTCGGGAGTATCGGTGGTAACACGCTGGTTGCCTCTTACCTCCTGAAGAGCCTTCAGGAAGCTGTCCTTGTCAATGGCAAAGTCCTTGAATATCTGTTTGATGTCCTTGTCAGCGTTGTCAAAGTAGGAGAGCATAACGTGCTCTACGGATACAAATTCATCGCCCATGTTCTTGGCAATGGCTTCGGAGGCATTGAGCAGTCTGTCAAGGGACTGGGAGATATAAACGGTGTTCATATCACGTCCGCTGCCCGTTACCTTGGGTATATTTGCCATAACACGCTCAAGGCTGCCTGCAATAACGGTTGCGTCCTTGCCCAGCTTTTTCATCAGCTGAGGGATAAGACCGTTTTCCTGAGTCATCAGCGCATAAAGCAGATGAGGCTGGTCAACGTTGGTGTTCTGGTACTCAATAGCAGTATCCTGTGCAGCCTGAATGGCTTCTATAGTCTTTTTGGTAAGTTTCTGCATATTCATAAAATTCATCTTCCTTTCAGACGGTGAGTTATATTTTCAAGTGGGGGAGTGCTTCGGTCAGCTACCTGTTGCGGCTCATGACCTCATAAAGAATATTCATATGTGACCGCTCCTTTGTACGGATATTTTGCGGGAAATTTGTATTTTAACGCCGAAAATTTCGGCACCAAAATGCTTGACAATCAAATGAAAATGTGCTATAGTTTATTTTGTAGCTTTTTTGATGAAAGGATGTGTCGTGATGCCCGCCGATAAAAACGGATTTAAAACTATTGCCGAAAACCGAAAGGCAAGGCACGATTACTTTGTCATCGAAAGCTATGAAGCCGGTATCGAGCTTGTGGGAACTGAGGTCAAGGCCATCCGCCAGGGCGGCGTTAATCTCAAGGACTCATGGTGTACTATTGAAGACGGCGAGCTGTGGGTGAAGGGAATGCACATATCTCCCTACGAACACGGCAACATTTTCAATCGTGACCCCATGCGTGTCAGAAGGCTGCTGCTCCATAAGAAGGAGATCAACAAGCTTTTCGGTACTATCAAGCAGGAGGGGCTTACTCTCATTCCTATCTCTCTTTACTTCAAGGGTTCAAGGGTCAAGATGCAGGTCGGTCTTTGCAAGGGCAAGAAGCTTCACGATAAGCGTGATGCAATGGCTGCCGAGGCTGCCAAGCGTGATATTGACAGAGCCATCAAGGAGAGAAACAGGTAAAACGTCCGCTTCATAACCTGGGGATGTAAAGGTTTCGACGGGGATCATGAAGCATGATAAGCGAGCAGAGGACTGTGCTGATCTCTATAACCCGCACACGTTTTAAAATTAGACGACAACGATAATTTTGCTTTAGCAGCTGCGTAAGCGCTGCTCGTCTGCCCGGAAAGTACCGTGGTTCCGGCTCAGGCGTCGATTAACGGTGAACGTCATTCGGGAGTGCCTGCGCCCGTCTGATGTATCGCAGGCTACTGAGTTCAGTTGTGTGTCTGTTCACGGCTGAACGAGGGAATGTAAATAACAGACTACGCTCGTAGAAAGTCGTGTGGATCGGTTTTCGGACACGGGTTCGATTCCCGTCATCTCCACCAGATATCCGTCTGTAAGGATTTCCTTGCAGGCGGTTTTCTTTTTTCTGACTTTTTACAAGTATCAGTATAACTGCTTATTGTGACAATATAATGTTAGATTTGTGACAAATAAGTAAATTTTAGCACTCTGTGTGCGAGAGTGCTAATTTCCTGCTTTTCCTCTTTTATGAGTTTATTTTACCATATTATATGTGCAGATGTCTATAGATTTCGGAAGTTTTAATTTGATTTTAATGAAATAAAAAATCCTTTACTGATAATAGATCAGTAAGTTGGATATATTAGTATGGAAATTTATAATCATCATAATAAAAGAATAAACGAAAATATATATATCGCCAAGGATATAATAGAGATGCGAGTTTTCCTGCGGTCGGTTGGCAAGTAATTGTTTGTTGGATTTGTCTGATAGTCCAATCTTTTTTATAAGATTGTCTACGTGCATGTGTAAAGTCACTTTTTAAGCAGTATGAAGTTATTAAAAATATCATATAAATATAATGAATTTTTTATATAAAAGAGGTAAAATAAAATGAAAAAGTTATTTGACTATATAAGGATGTTTATTATGCCAAAAATTCAAACAAAAATAATTACAAAAAGGCGCAAAGAGACAATGCCTTCACAAAAATCTATAATATCACGATTAGATTATGAAGGCAAATACAATAATTTACATCGTCGACATGACAAAAGCATTGTTCAAATTCTTGTTGAAGGTGAAGAGTTGAAAAATGACAAACAAAACAGAAAAGATTAAAATTCAGCCACATAGTAATTGGTTAAATATCATTGTAAACTTCGGAGTAACTGCAATTTTTACAGTTATTTCAGCACTGTTTTATCCTTATTTTTCTGCTAAATATAATCTAATACAAATAGATTCCAATACAAACTTAACGATATTAACCACAAAGGGAATAATAATATCTACTATTATTTCAGTTGTTTATGTGATAATAATAGTAGCCTATAATTTTCATCATGATAAAAATACAAAAATAATTTCTAAGCCTGAATATGAAAAGTTAGAAAGTGAGCTTAATGTTTATAAAAAAGCATATAATTTTAAAAATGCAGAAGTTGATTTACTTAAGGAAATCAAATATTTTGATAAGAACATTTCCGAATATAAATGTAAGAACTTACAGAAAGTACTTGATCAGATCATAAGACAAAACCAAAATCCATTCTTGGGTAAAATAATTTCTTTACCGGAGGAGCAAATTCAGTATATACTTCAAGAAATGGTACATTCATTTTCCAAAATTTGTGATATAGAAAAATCAACGGTTAATGTAACAGCATGTTGTAAAATCAATGATGACTGGAAGTGGATTAACGGTTGTGAACCACACGGTTCGATTGATTTTGTGGAATTACGTAAAAATCCCTCTATGTTTACTACATTAGAAAGTGAAAGCAGCAACTATCTATTTTATAACGATAAAGTAGAAGCGCATAATAAAAAATTATATGTTTATGATGGGGAAGAAGATGATGGATCTATCATTGGAAGAAAGGTAATCATTAAAGATAGGAATAATAATATTTGCATTTCACTTATGTACTTTCTGTCTACATATAATGGGCATCATATAGCAGAAACTGAGAAAAATGTTAAAAATATAAAAAATATGTTATCAGAAAGCCTTTTTCGATATATTGACGCAAAGCTTAGGGTGGAAATGATACTTTGGTTTATCAATACTTTTTCCCCATAACAAAAAAATCCGCCAAATATTAGGGCGGATTTTTTTTACAATTTATATTTACAGTCATTACACTCATAGCTCTTGCCGAAGCTACTGCTGAAAACACCTGCTAACAAGAAGCCAGCTGAAATTGGGTGAAATTCAAAGTAGGTCTTTATTTATTATATAGTATTTATATTTCCTCTATATCAGAATTTACTACCGCAATTATTACATTTCCAAGTCTTGCCGTTGTCGCCCATACCAAATATACCAAACAGAGCTATTTTTCCTGCTTTTTGTGCAATAGTAATTTTGGATAAATTGGTAGAACCACAAATTGGGCATTTGGGTATGTTTTGAGGTGTGGGTTGTTCAACAAATCCTACTTCTCTTGCATAGTATTCGTTTTCGCCTAATAATTCTTTGCATCCGCATTTTGGGCAAACATTTTCTTTTAGTTCTCCTATTTCATAATATTCACCACATTTAGTACAAATAACAAATTCATCAGGTATTTCAATATTTGCCATAGTAAAACCTCCTACTAAGTAAAAATAATTATTTCAAAACGATAATCGTTTTATGGTATTTAAGACACTTGAAACAGGATTGGAAAATCTTATAGGTAAATCTTTTGAATCTACTATTAAAGATATTAAATTATCAAGTGGTAATGTTTGGTCAAGATTATTTAAAGACAGTGATGTTATTGCATTACAAAAGTTTAATCGAGAATTGAAAAAAGTCACAGATTATCATTAGGTCTATGACAATGTAATGAAAATGTCTCTGACACAGCTAACAAAATAACACAAGAAAAATATAATGCTCGTGTAGATGCGACAAGAGTCAAAATGTCAACGCTTGGCGTAGAAACACATACTCTTACTATTAGAGAAAGAGTGCTAAATGCTATAACTAAAGCATTAGCTGTTGGTTTCAAGCTTGTAAAAGCTGCTGTTGTTACTATTGCGTTTAATTTTATTATAACAGCAATTACAAAAATTGTCAATGGTCAAACAGATTTTTGTGAAAAAATAAAACAAACAGCATATAAAGCTAAACAATCTTACCTGCAATCTTCTTTCACCAATTCCCACCCGCCGCATAATATAAAAAAGCGGAAAATCGCAGGAGAAAAAGCCCCGTGATCCTCCGCCAAATACATTACCGAAAGGAGAGGGAAGATGAACGAAAACGACAAATGCAGTACAGACGGACTGACCATACCCCGGGGACGTTTTCCTCAGGATACACCTCTTGCCATGGCATATGTGCCCTATCAGGAGTGGGAGGACACCTACGCCGAGAATGTAGCTCTGGCAAAGGGCACCATATTCCCGTCGCTTGATATGCCTTTTCTTGGAAAGGAGGGCGTAGCACAGTATGGAAAATAAACGCCGTCAGCTTATGTACGCCATTCAGATGTACGACTTTTATCTGTATGAGCTCCAGCTGTACCTCGACACTCACCCCACCTGCCGCAACGGACTTTTTGCGTTCAGACGATACAAGGAGCTGCGTGAAAAGGCAGTACGGTCATATAATGAGCTGTTCGGACCTCTGACACCTATACAGTCAGGCTGCGAAAATGTCTTTGAATGGGCAAAGGGCCCCTGGCCGTGGGAAAAGGAGGCTAACTGATATGTGGATATATGAAAAAAAATTACAATATGCTTGATACACATAATAAACATGCTAACATCATTCACAACAAAAGAGGAGAGTTCTTGCTGCGGCAGAGTACTCTCCTCTTTAAAATTTTTTCTTGACATTTGCTTATGCGTGGTATATAATATAGATATGGGATATATACCATATTGCAAAAGGAGAGTAAAAGCTTGTTTGATGTTGAATACTATGAGAAAGAGGACGGCACATTTCCTGCCGAAGAATTTATTCTTTCTCTTGACGCAAAAATGCAGGCTAAAATGTTCAGAGAGCTTGAACTGCTCGAAGCATTCGGAAATGAGCTTCGTGAGCCGCACTCCAAACCGCTGGGCGACGGGATTTATGAAATTCGTGCAAAGGTTGCTTCTGACATTACACGAGTGCTGTATTTCTTTGTAGTCAATAAGAAGATAATTCTTACCAATGGATTTGTAAAGAAAACACAGAAAACGCCCGAAAATGAAATTACACTTGCAAAAAAATATCGTAAAGAATATCTTGAACGAAACAAGGAGTGATCGATATGAGTAAAAATTTCAGAGAAACCTTAAACGCCCGTCTTGAAACCGATTCCGAGTTCCGTAAGGAGTATGAAGCACTTGCTCCCGAATATGAGCTTGCCAAAATGCTTATTGCCTGCCGCAATGCCGACAACCTTACTCAAAAACAGCTTTCCGAACTTACCGGTATAGATCAGGCTGACATCAGCAAGATTGAGAACGGTAACGCCAATCCCTCTATCAAAACACTTACTCGAATAGCCTCTGCAATGAATATGAACTTAAAAATTGAGTTTGTCCCCAAAACTCAGAATGTTTAAGTTGATACAGTTAAAAAATGATAAAACACACGATGTCAGTAATCAAAGGTACTGATATCGTGTGTTTTGCTCTTAAATGAAAAAGCATTTGATTGTCATATTGGATTCTTTTTTGTTATGAATACCTCGCAAATCTGATGTCTTGCTATATTCAATACGTCTGACTACGTTGCTAAGCAGTTCCTTTTTTTGCAGGGGATCAGCAGAAGAAAAATTTTCCAGTAATAATTCTATGTTTATAATTGCTTGCTCGTCCGAGATTTTTTGTGTGGTAATCTTTTCAGCATTAGATAATGCCTTTTCAGCTTCCTTTAATTTCTGAGCAACGATAGATTGCCTTTCAAGGTAAGTGTTTTCATCATAAATCTCTCGTTCCAATAAATCATGAAGTTTATTTTTCTGCTTTTTAAGATCACAAATTTCAGATTTTATCATGGAAATAACATCTATTGTATTTTCATTTTGTGTATTGCTGTTATTTATTCCGGAGAATTTATTTTTTAACTGTGCAAGGTGTATCTTGAGCGCAGTCAGTACAGCTTCATCTATTTTATCAGTACGAGAAGATACAGTATTACACTTTGTGGTTCGACATACCATATGTTCAATTTTAATGCCCGATGGTCTTTCTATTGTGCGGCGTTGCATACATTTTCCGCAGGATCCGCAGTAGAGCAATCCGGAATAGTAATTTTTCAGAGTATTTTCGGAAGTCGTGCTTGATGTTTTTCGGTTTATTCGCCTTTCTTGTGCCTGCTCATACAGTTCTTTACTTATAATAGGCTCATGTAATCCTTTATAGAGCGTGTCACCATTGGATTTTGAATGCCACTGGTTATAGCCCATATATACAGGATTGCACAATATTTTTCTTATAGAAATTCCCTCCCACCAATCGGAACGAGGTGGCTTTATTCCCATACTGTTTAGTGCTGTGGCAATTTTTCTTTTTCCAAAATGTTGATTTACATACATATCATAAATCAATTTTATAACCTCTGCCTCTTCGGGAACAACTTCAAGGGTGTGAATTTTGGGAGCAGGGTTTGTTTTTTTGTATCCGTATGGCGGAGAAGAAATTATAAAGTTTCCCTCTTTGATAGCTGCAAGTCTGCCTGCTTCCATACGGCGGCGTATGGTTTTGTATTCTCTTCGGCTCATAAACAGCGAAAATTCAAAGTATTCTTCGTCATACTCATTATTTGGATCATATACTTTTATAGGCGTAATGATTTTGGTATTAGAATCCTTAAATGCTTGTGCGACAATGCCTTGGTCTATGGTGTTTCCACGAGCAAGTCGTTCAATCTCCATTACAAGCACACCGTCATACATTCCTTCGGTAACGTCGTTAAGCAGCTTCTGCATCTGAGGACGGGCTGCTATGCTTTCACCACTGACAATTTCCTTATATTCAGCTGCAATGCTTATTTGCATTCGCTTTGCAATATCATACAGTGTCTTTTTATGCCTGGCCAATGTTTCACCCTCGCCACGAGCCTCTGCTTCAAGATCGGCACGTGATTTTCGCAGATATACAGCATAAAGGTTTGTTGAACTCATTTTTCCTCCGATAAAAGCAGGTATAATTTGACTTTATTCCCCAGTGGGGAATGTTATTTTTTTAATTAAGAAGTTTGTTAAAATCAATTATTTGAGCTTTTTGGGATAATAAATAGCTTGCTTGTTTTAGCACATTCATAGCTTTGTAGACATCTGTTCCACTTGATAATTCGTATTTTTGAGATGAACCATAAGGTGTTGTAACCTGTAAAATTATTTTAAAAAGCTCATATGTAAATGAAATATTATCAGAGTCATTAACGTTAACCACTGTAAAGTTGTGTTCACCAATTATAACCATAGATTACCTCTCCTTTATCGCTGTCTCTAATTTTCCAAAGGAAAATTATTTTTTACTTTTATTATCGACATATTCATCAATGCTTGACATTATAATGTTTTGTTCCTTTAAATTAATTTATTGTCGTAATTATGATACATTTCCTTTTCCTTCGTGTGAATAGCGCTCATATATCGTTTCTATTCGACCAAGTTTAATTTTACGCCTGAAAAAAATTATTTATCTGTTGTATTGTAATTTTCATTCAATAAATCAATTATATCTGCAATAGCTCGATGTCTTTCGGCTGGGGATAACTTAGAAAGGAGAGTAATAATTTCCTGTTCAGCGCTGTCACCGATAATAACTGTTCCATTTCTCACAGCTTGTACACCATGGTTATCTCCGCCAATATATGCCTCTGTATTTCCGATATTTGGATTATCAGTTCTTCCTAAAAGATAATCCACAGAACAATTAAGAAAATCGGCTATTTTTGCTAAACTATCATAGGCAATTACTTTGCCGTGCAACATATGTGAAAAGGTATTTGAACCGAGATTGCAACTTTCCAAAATTGTTTTCAGAGGAATTTTTTTTGATTTTGAGTATTCTTTTATATTATTCGCCACATATGGTGAATTATACAAATCTTGATTTGACATTTTATACACTTCTCCAAATATCGCCAAATTTAGAGAAATCATCTTGACATTCTCTATATATGGCGATATAATAATATATATACAGAAAAGATAAC